CTTGGCTTCAGTCTTATCTCGGTGCTTATTGTCTGGGCGGCAGTGGCTCGTATTCTGTCCGCGCTGTGAGAGGTTGAGATGGCAGGCGCACTCGACAGTCTGTTCAAAAGCGTTGCCAAGTCGGTTGTTGCTGACCTAGGCAAGTCGTTTGATCACACGATTACGTACACCCGCAAGACATCTCCGACGTATAACACCAGCACTGGAGCGCTGACGACAACGGATACGGCTTATTCGATCCAGGTGCCAGTCGAGTTTGTGCGTTCTGAGGAGGAGACTGAAGCCGAGAAACGCACAGCCAAGCTGTATGTGACACCTGATTTGATTGGCGACAGCCAGCCCACGTTTGAGGACACGATCTCGCTTACCTATGCAGGGTCTAGCCGTGTCGCCCAGATCACGGACATTCGCACTTACAAAGGTGGCCAAGAGTATCTGTTCATCGTGGAGGTGGTGTTCTGATGGCTAAAAACGACCTTTATAATATCAGCGGTGAAGTAGAGCAGTGGTTTGACAATAGGTTTAATCAATTTATCAATGCAGTCGTTTCAGACCTGTCTACAAGAACCGTAAGTCCTGTTTATACCGGCTATTTTGCGTCCAGTTGGACAGCAAGAGCAAACAACGTTCAAAGAGAATCGCAACAGGTAAGTGATCGAAACAGAAGGGATAGGGACCCGTGGAAGAGCGTTTACGAAGAGCTAACCCCCGGCAAAGGGGGAAGAATGTCCCAGTGGGGTGTCAAGAAAAATATGGGTAAAATTGAAAGAAGGTATCCAGGGCCTTTTTACTTTAATTTTAAAAAATCTCCCACTGTTCACATTGGAAATACTGCTCACTACAGGGCCTACGCGCTTGAGGATGGCAGTGTTATTGCTTATGTTCAGGATTTTCGGCAGAAGATTCAAGAGTATTTCGTAGAAAGACCTGTTCTTGGACGGATCAAAGTTGCTGCTGAGCCTATGGGACGTGTTGGCGGCAAGATTCCTCAGATGAAACCCAGCACAGTTATTCTTGAGCCATGACTCTTGTAAACGCCCGAGCTGCTTTTGAGAAGGCTGTAACCGACGCAGTGGCAGCAGCGGACGCCACTGTGCTGATGGTTTACGACAATGTTCGGTTTACAACGCCAGGTAAAACCAAGAAATACGTTTCTATTGGGATCACCTTCAATCAGTCAACGCTTCAAAATCAAGGTGCAGCTTCGGACTATTACAGCGGAGTGATTCAGTGCAACGTGTACGTCCCAAAGTCCGCTGGTACGGCAACGCTTGCAGCGGTCAGTGAATCCGTTATTGACGGCTTGACGTCAGTTAATGCTGCTGACTACACGGACACCTTCAATGTTTCTCCAAGAGTTTTAGACGTTAATGGCCCTAGCGCTTTAGAGCTTGAGGATCGTCCTCATTTCCTAGGAATTATTTCTTGCCAGTTTACGGCAGTTGTATAGTATATTAGTTGAAACGACAATGTTTTATGCGTGCCACTGAGCTGCTTCGCAACAAGTTCGGCATTAGCCAGCTTTACAAGCATGAAGTCAAAGATGGCGATGAAGTGGTGCTTGAGGTGTACTGGCACCCTTTGACGATTGCTGAGCGTGAGTCAATTCAAAAAAAGGTGGGATCTGACGATGCTACCGATTTTGCTTTGGGCATGATGATTGAAAAAGCGCTTGATGCGGACGGCAAGCGTCTTTTCCAGGACGGAGAAAAAGCTCAGCTTAAAAACGCGGTTGAAGCTGCCGTGTTGCAGGAAATTCAGCTAGCCATGCTGGCTTCTGGTTCTAACAGCAAGGTGGAGGAAGCGAAAGCCGACTTGAAAAGCAAGTAACGACTGGTTTTTTATCTTCTTTCTGGCAAAGGAGCTGGGCATGACGGTTGCTCAGCTTTCTCAAAACCTTACGCATGAAGAGCTGCTCGGTTGGGCAGCTTTTTTTGAGATCAAGGGAGAGGCTGAAGAAAAGGCACGAGACCAGTCTCGAATATCGCAAGGAGCGCAAACGATGGCCAAGCGTTAAAGTGGGTCAATAGGTCTCCGGTGTGCGTCTGTGGCCAACTACAACGTAGATATTGAGGTTGGCGTAAAGGGTGCAGCACGTTTAGATAAATTTACTGCAACCGTAAATCAATTAGCAGAAAAACTTGACTTAATAGATAAAAACTTTGGTCAAGGTATTCAAAATGTTGCCAGATACGAGCGAAATATCGCAAAGGCGACAGACGCTTTGAGAAAAGCCCGAATGGGCACTCAAGATGAAACTGACGCTGTTAAGGCCTATGTGCGCGCATTAGGCGAAGCCAACGCAGCTCGCGCTCGGCAGATTGCTCTAATTGCAAGAGAGCAAGCAGCTTCCCGTACCATAAATCCAGGGGCTACAGGGTTTTCTCGTGCTCAATACGGTCCTGCAATGCCACCAGCAATGGTGCGACAGCAGCAGGCGATCCAAGGCCTGTCTGGAACGCTTAACGAGCTAACTCAAATTTCAAAGCAGATAAGTGTTTCTAACACCAACCTAAGAACCTCTTGGGGTAAAGCCTTTGAAGGCTTGAATGAAACTGCAAAATTCTTCTCCGTTTCGCGTCTTAACACTCAAACTTCTTGGCTTAAAACGTTTGAACAGCTAAACGAAACGGCTAGGGCTATCTCGGTTTCCAGGACAAACACTCAAACGTCTTGGCTTAAGACATTTGAGCAGTTGAACGATACCGCTAAGGCTATTTCTGTTTCCAGGACAAACACTCAAACTTCTTGGCTTAAAACGCTTGAGGGCCTCAAGGAAACCGCAAACGCTATTAAAGTTTCTAAGAACAATGTCGGATCGTCATGGCTTCAGGCTCTCGATGAGCTTGAAAGCACAGCAACAGACATTAGAAGAGCTAATCGCAACAGGCAAAGAAGAGCACGGGTAGAGCGCGGAAGAGCGTCTCAAGAGCGAATGCAGTCCGCAGTAGGCAGCGGAGTAATTGGTGGAGCGTTTCCGTTGTTGTTTGGCCAAGGTCTTGCGCCTGCAGTAGGCGGTGGACTTGGTGGTTTTGCAGGCGGACTTCTTGGAGGACAATTTGGATTTGGATTGGGCCTGGTTGGAACGCAACTTGGGGCAATTTTTCAGCAAGCGCAAGACGTTGCAGCTGCTCTTGGCAAAGCATTTAGAACTGGTGAGCAAGCCGCGCAAGCCTTGGAGGATGCAGTCGGGAGCTTAAACAAGGAAACTGAAAATTACATCAATAATTTGGAGCAATCTGGTCAGCTTGGCCGACAACAAGAGGCAATTCTTGAAGTCTTAGAAGAAAAATTTGGTTCACAAGCTCGTGCGTACCTGGAAAGCGCTAAATCGGCTGATCGTTTCAAAGAATCCACTGACGGTCTTTTTAAATCTCTTCAAAGGCTATTTATTCCTGCAACTGTTGAGTTTAACGCAATAACAGACGGTCCACTTGTTGAAGAGCCAACACCCGATCTGACAAAAGCAGCTGAAAGAAGGCTGAGTCTCTTGAAAGGTGAACTTAAGCTTGAGCATTTAATTACTGCCGAAAAATCTCTACAAGGAACAAAAGACTTTGAACGACTTGCCAGCATCAAAAAATTGGTAGCGCAAGCTAAGTTTCAAATAGATCTTGAAAAACTGCAAAATGATCAACAAACAGGAAGAATTTCTGCCGATGAATACGACATTAAACTTAAAATTAGGCAGACACAGCTTGGCCGAGAGCTGACAGAAATTGAAAGGCAAAGAGCTGATGCTGTCAAAAAGTCGGCTGAAGAGATGGAGCGACTTGTCGATGAGATGGTGCGAGGGGTTAATCAGGCTGCTGCCCCTGGAGCGGGCATGGCAAAAGCATTAAAAGAAGAAAATCAATTCTTGCAAAATGCGGTCAAGTTTGGTGTAGAAGCTGCTGAAGATATACGCCAAATAAATCGTCTTACCTTTAGTGGCGCAATGAGTGCTCAAGAGGCTATGGACCTTGTAGAGCAAAACAGGCAGTTCAAGGAGATTTTAAAGTCGAGAAACGAGTTAAATAAAGTAACAGGAACTAGGGGAGACCCAACAATCAACCTTCAGAAGCGTCTTAACATTCTTAATAAGCAAATTGCTTCCGAACAAAAATTTGCTGATGTTAGCTTTGAGGGTGCATCAATTATTAAGCGCAAGCTTGATCTTGAATCAAGAATTGCAAAAATACAAGAGACGGGTGCAGCAGAGCGCAAGCTTTTAACAGATCAGGAAGATATTCGTCTAAGCCAGGCTGTTGAAACCCAGGCTATTAAGCTTGAGAACCTTAAGTTTGAAAGGGAAGCAACTGCTCTTATTGAGCGTCAAAACAAGGCTGGCAAAAAACTGCTGGAGCCTTTGCAGAGAAAGCTAGACGCTATAAGGGATCGCAACGCATTTGAAAAAGAATATGGCGAGTTGATTATGAAGGGCTCCACGCCTGCTGCTGCTAAGCAGGTAATTGAAGCTCAAAAACAAAAGAAGGAGATTGACCGACTGGTAGAAAAGCAGCTTGAAAGCAACGAAATCTTAATTGAAAACCTGCGAATCAAAGTTGCTGAAACAGAAGGAACCAAGGCTCATGCTGCTGCAGTTGATGCACTTAACGCTGCACTGAGGCGGCGTAATGAGATTGAAGAAAAAGGTCGTATTGCTAAAGGCGAGATCGATGAAGAGAAAACGCCTGCCGAACGCATTGAGGAAGAAAAAAAGAGGATCCAGGAAACGCTGAACGAGTTGATGGATCCCGTTGATCAACTTATTTCGCTGGCCGACACGCTTGGGGATGCATTTAGCGAGTCATTTAAGGGCCTTGTTACGGGCAGCATGAGCGCTCAAGAAGCGTTGGCCAACTTGTTCCAGCGCACGGCAGATCACTTCCTTGATATGGCTGCAAAGATGATTGCGGCTCAAATCAAGATGCAGATCTTAAACATCGGGCTGAGCTTCTTTGATCCTAGTGGTGCTGGTGGTGGCGGGGCTCCAAGTGCGCCAGCCGGCAAGTCAGGCACTATTCCAAGCCTTGCACCAAGCTTGGGGGGTAGTGGTGGACCCTTCAATGATTCAAAGCAATTGTTTGCGGCCCCAACGCTTATTGCAGGAAAAGCCCTTGGTGGAGCGGTTGGAGCAGGCAAGCCTTACCTAGTTGGCGAAAAAGGCCCTGAGTTGTTCGTTCCGGGAGCAATGGGCAATATCGTTCCAAACAAAGCGATGGGCGGAACCAGCATTGTGGTGAACGTAAGCGCTTCCGAAGTTTCTTCCGAGAGTGACGAACAAGAAGGTAAGCAGCTTGGGCAAGCTATAGGCATTGCTGTTAGAAGTGAAATACTGAAGCAACAGCGTCCTGGAGGTTTACTTGCCTAATGGCTACCTTTCCCGCAATCACGCCCACCTATGGCGTGCAAAAACAAAATGCGCCTGTTGTCCGCAAGGTGCAGTTCGGTGACGGTTTTGAGCAGAGGCTTACGTTTGGCTTGAATCAAAACCCCAAGACGTTTGACCTTACTTTTGAGGTATCAGAAACTGATGCCGACACCATCGAAACTTTCTTGGACGCCCGTGCAACAGACAACGCAAACTTTGACTTCACCCCTCCTGGAGAGAGCGGCAGCCTCAAATTTGTATGTGAAAGCTGGAGCAAATCAATTCCATACCTAAACCGCGCCACGATCCAAGCAACTTTCAGGCAGGTCTTTGAGCCCTAGTCAAGATTGGACTAGGCTGGCCTTAAATCGTAAACTGCATTCAAAGCGTCTGACCCATGGCAATCACAACCCGTGCTGGCAAAGGCAGCGCCCTGACGCATACGGAGCTAGATACGAACTTTACGGACCTGCGCGACAGCGTTGGCTATCTGACAACGGGGCAGGGTGGAACGGTTACGCAAGGCACCTCAAAGTCAACCGGCGTAACCCTTTCAAAGAAGTGCGGCCAAATCACGATGCACAATGCCGCACTGGCCTCAGACACCACTGTGTCTTTTACGCTGACCAACACAACCATCGCAGCGACTGACGTTCTGGTGCTGAATCACGTCAGTGCAGGTACTGCAGGCTCATACCTGCTCAACGCTCAGCCCGCTGCAGGTTCAGCCAGCATCAACGTCCGAAACATCACTGGCGGCTCTTTGTCAGAGGCCATTGTGATCGGCTTTGCTGTGGTGAAAGCAACCACTTCATAAGGTTGCCTCTTGAGGCTTTGAGGTCATGACTGCCACTCCAATCTCGGAGCTACAAAGCGCCAACCCCAGCGCAATTATTGAGCTGTTCGAGATTCAGCTAAACAAAACCCAGCATGGTGTGGACACCCTTTACCGGTTCCATGCTGGTACGAATGAGGTCAATAACGGCAATGTCATTTGGGATGGCAACTCCTACACAAGGATACCGATTGAGGCCGATGGTTTTGAAATAACAGGCAAGGGAGTTTTGCCTCGTCCCACTATCCGCGTTAGCAACTTGTTGGGCACGCTTACTGCAGTCATCCAAAGTTTGCCCAACGGCTTAGAGGGTGCAAAGGTCACCCGCATTCGCACCATGGCTCGGTTCCTTGATGCGGCGAATTTTGATGGTGGTACGAATCCTTATGGAACGCCAGACAGCTCTCAAAAGCTGCCAGATGAAATTTATTTTGTAGATCGCCTAAAAGGGGAAAATAGAGAGGTTGTTGAGTTTGAGCTGGCTAGCTCACTTGATTTGCAAGGTGTTGTTGCACCTAAGCGTCAAACAATCCAAAACGTTTGCCAGTGGAAGTACAGGACAGATGGGGTTATTTATGTTGACGCTGATTACGTTGAAAATCAGATTACTTACATTATCGATGACTACAACTACGACAAAGTTGATTGCCCCTACAAGGGCGGGTTGTTCTTTAAAGCTGATGATACGCCAACGCTTGTTTCATCTGAAGACCAATGCGGCAAACGCCTGAGCAGCTGCAAAAAGCGGTTCGGCTTTGTTGAGATGACAGGCAGCGTTACTAAGGACTCAGCAGTGCTAACGATTGATTCAGGGCAAGCGGATGAGCTGGCCTTGGTTGATGTTGCTTCTGGGCCTCTTATCGCTGGCTTTGGCATCCCTGACGGCACCACCGTTTTGGCGAAAGATGCGACTTCGATTACCCTTTCAGCAGCGGCTGACGGCACGCAAACGGTTGTAGAGAGCGGCCAGATTACTGCAAATGGGTTGACGATTAAAATGACAAACAACCCTGTTACTCAGGGCATCAAAGCAGGAATGACAGTTTCCGGGCCGTTCGTGCCATCTGGAACGGTTGTCACGGAAGTGCAGGGAAGTAAAAAGCTTGTATTCCTCTCTATTGAGAATAACCTTGAAATCCTGGAGCTTAATTTTCCTGAAGGCTATGTTGAATACGCTGGCGATCCATACGTAGACACTGACTATGTAAGCACAGACTATTTTAACGATATTGAGGCCAATGTATATGTTGAGACAAACTACATTCTTGACTCTGTTGAGGGGACTTACACTGACAGCACCAAGAAATTAACCGTAGCAAGCACAGGCACTGCGGCCAAGAACGACATAATTTTAGGGCCGGACATTTTGTCAAACACAAAGATTAAAACCAATCCCTCTGCTACCCAAATAACCCTGAACAAAAACCAACCGATTGAGGATGGAACGACCACATCCTTTGGCGTCTACAAGAAAGCGACAACAGGTTTTGTCCCATACACGTTTGAGGCTTCTGATGTTTATGTTGTTCGCCCTGTAGCTGGCCTACCGTTTGGGTCGTTCCCAGGAGTTGGGAAGTTCAGATGACTTGGCGTGAAAGGGCTTTAGAACACGCTATTGCGGAGATGCCTTGCGAAAGCTGTGGCCTTGTAATTTGTGAGGATGGTGTTGAGCGGTATTGGCCTTGTCGCAATATATCGCCGGAGCCGGAGCAGACCTTTGTGCTTGACCCTGAGGACTGGGCAAAAGCAGAGGATACGGCAGAAATTGTGGCGGTAGTTCACAGCCATCCAACAGGGGCTCCCGATCCAAGCGATGCAGACATTCAGGCTTGTAATGCAAGCTGGCTGCCATGGGAGATAGTGAGCCCTGAAACAGGCGAATGGGCGTTTTGCGAGCCAACTAGCGTGACATCGTTGGCAGCGCACCCTTAAACTGCATCCATAGGAGGTGCCCCATGCTTCGCAGGATTAAGCTTTACGGCAGCCTCGCAAAGTACATCGGCCAGCGGGTGCTTTATGCGGAAGTTGCTAGTGCCGCTGAAGCTGTCAGATACTTGGCAGCAAACTGGCCTGGAGTGCGTCAGCACATGGCCGATCGTTACTACAAAGTCGGTGTCGGTGACGAATACATCGATCCAACAGGGCCTGAGCTGCACATGGAGACAGGTGAAAAAACTATAAAACTTATGCCTGTCGTAGCGGGGACTTTAAATCTTAAAGGCTTTTTCAAAGCTGTAGCAGGAATAGTCTTGATTGCTGTTTCTTTTGTTGTAGCACCAATATCTCCGTTTCTTTCAAAAGTTGCTTTTAATGTGGGCGCAAGTTTAGTGCTGGGGGGCGTCGCTGATATGATAAGCCCTGCGCCAGATACAGGACCAGTATATGGGCGAGATACTGGCAAAGACCCACGCAAATCATATAGTTTCAACAACATTCAAAACGTCTCCCGCCAGGGAGTTGCGATCCCCACGGTTTACGGAGAGACTATCGTTGGTTCGGTAGTCGTCTCTGCCGGCATCGACGCTGTTGAAAAGAAAAAGAAATGACCTTAAACAACACCTCCTTCGTCAAATTTATCGATGTGCTCGGAGAGGGGGAGATCGCTGGATTTGCTACCCCGGCAAAGTCTGGAGCAACCAACCTTGGCTTAATTGAGGCTGAACAATTTAAAGATGTTTTTGTTGAAAACACTCCGATTGTAAGATCAGGAGCAACTTTGCTTGCAGGCACTTATGAGCAGGCAGACTCAAACGGAATACGCTCTGGAACGTACACGATCACTGAAGAGCTGGTAACGATAACTACTTTTAGCAACCATGGTTTTCAAGAAGAAGACACCGTAACTCTTACGGCTTCTACCGGTGATTTAGAAGACGGAGTGTACTCTGTCGAAGAAAAAATTAGCTCTACTCAGTTTACTGTTTTGAACAAGACTGGTGAGGCATCGTCGGGAGGACAATGCACTGCAACTGGTGTAGCGGACGAAATTACAGTCACCACAGAAGCTGTTCATGGTTTCAAGGCTGACCAAAAAATAGTAATTGTTCCGGGCAGTGGCGACTCTGAAATATCTACTCTGACACTTAAAAGCGTTACGCAGACAACGTTTACAGCAGATTCACCAAACGAAAACCTAACAAGCGGTCAAGTTGGCGTAGCCAAAAAGTCTGATTTTAACTTTAGTGAGGTTGATTTAACCCTCAGGACTGGCACTACTGACCAAGGTTTTGTAGAAGGTTTTGACCAGATTGAGTCTGAAACTGCCGTAGGCGTAAAAGTTGAAAAGGTCAACCCTGTCACGAGAACGCTGACCAACCCCAACATTGACGCCGTGAGGGTTCGCGTTCAAGTTCCGGCCTTATCGTTCGTAAAAAGCAATGGCAGCATAGTCGGCACATCAATAAAACTTAGGATTGACGTATCCGAAAATGGTGGCAGTTTTCTTCCAGCAATTGCTGATACAATTAAAGGAAAAACAAATAAACCTTATGAACGTGACTATGAAATTGACTTAAGAGGCAAAGTTTTTCCGGTATCAATTAAGGTCAACAGATTGACAAAAGATAGTGCTAGTACAAAAATACAGCACATTTTAATATGGGCGTCTTTTGTATCGTTAATCGACGGGCGACTGAGGTATCCACACACCGCCTACACGGCTATTCGTTTATCTGCAAAAGAGTTTCAAAGTATCCCTCAGCGGGCGTACAGAATCAGGGGGCGCAAGGTGCGAATCCCGAGCAACGCAACCGTTGATAACACAAATGGCCGCCTTACTTATGACGGTGTTTGGAACGGTACTTTTGCCACCGAACGTGCCTGGACATCAGATCCAGCCTGGTGTCTGTTCGATCTACTTACCGATTACAGAGCAGGTTTTGGCGACCAAATTGAGACAAGCCAGCTCGATAAGTTTGCGTTTTTTACTGCGTCTAAATACTCAAGCGAATTAGTCAACGATTTCAAAGGAGGTACTGAACCTCGTTTTTCCTGCAACTTTAATTTCAATACACAGCAGGACGCTTACAAGGCCATTGGCGATCTGTGCTCTGTCTTCCGCGCCATGCCTTACTGGGCCGCTGGAACGCTAGAAATAGCGCAAGATTCACCCGCAGATCCGATATTTATATTTTCGCTTGCAAATGTTGGGCCAGAAGGGTTTAGCTATTCAGCTGCGAGTCAGAAAACAAGGCCAAGTGTTGCTCTCGTTAAATACCTAGATCTAGAAACACGTAAAGAAGCTTATGAGCAAGTTGAAGATGCGGACGCTATCAGGCGTTTTGGCATAGTTACAAAAGAAATTGAAGCAATCGCTTGCACGAGTAGGAGCCAAGCAAGACGTGTAGGCGAGTGGCTGCTTTACACCGAAAACGTACAGACTGAAATAGTTACTTTCAGTACAGATATGGGAGCCGGGGCGATTATCCGCCCAGGCGACATTATCGAAGTTAGCGATCCGGTTAGAACAAGCTCAAGACGTGGCGGACGAATTAAAAGCGCAACAACCACCGCTGTTACCGTTGACGACTTTGAAGACCTCCCCTCCTCAGGCGGCAGTTTGTCCGTTCTGCTGCCGGATGGGACGCTTGAAAAGAAAGCAGTAAGCGGTCATTCAAGTGGTGTCATTACGGTCAGCGATGCTTTCAGCGTTGCCCCTAACGCAAACAGTTTTTGGCTTTGGGAAGTCGCCTCATCTGATACTCAGCAGTATCGAGTAATCGCTATTTCCGAGGATTCCGATACCGCCACTTACGGCATTACTGCTCTGAAACACGATGCCGGTAAATACGCAGCAATCGAAACTGGTCAGTCCTTGCAGGGCGCTACCTTTGTTGATCTGCAAGATCCGCCTGATGCACCTACCGGACTGACCGTTACAGAGGAGCTTTACACATACCAAAGCGAGGTTAGAGCCAAAATAGATATTAGCTGGGAAAGCGTAGACAACGCTGCTCAGTACTTGGTGCGGTATGCACAAGACGATGGCAACTTTATCGAAGACTTTGCTACTGGCACTAGCTACGAAATTCTCAACATCACACCAGGCGAGTTTGAGATTGAAGTTTTTGCCCAAAATGGTGCCCTTACTCAGTCAAACGAAGCGGCTACTGCAACATTTACGGCACTTGGCAAGACTGCACCCCCTGCCGATGTCACCAACTTCACGGCAACCTTAGACCCTGATGGAGCGGTGACTCTGAGCTGGGACAAGGTGGCAGACCTTGATCTGCAAGGTTATGTCATCTACCAAAGCACGGTCTACGGATCTGGAACGCTGGTCGGTGAGTTCCTTACGACCCAGGCAAAGCTAGGCAAAATCGCGATTGCTGGCTCTTACACCTGGACGATCAAAGCACTTGACACTTCAGGGAATGAATCAACAAACGCTGCAAGCGCCACCGTCATTGCTGGCACTCCTGGCAACTTCTTGAATGCTGTCAACACAGATAGCACCCTTACTGGTGGGCTTTATGTTGCCACTGATTACATTGCTGACGCTGACGAGTATGTCGTACCAGACACGCATACTGGAATCATTGATGGGGTGATTTACATCCCTATCGATGCTGCAGATAACTGGACAACGCACTTTACCGATCAAGGTGCCAACACCCTGCAGGAACTAATTGATGCTGGCTATGACCAATATCTGCTGCCTTCTTTGGACTCCGGGACTTACACAGAAGTGTTCGACCTTGGTTCAACAATTTCTGGGGTTATCGTTCCAACGATCACAACATCTGCTTACAGCGGTTCAGCAACGGAATCGCTGCTCATAAGCACGTCTGCTGATAACGTGACATATACCGATCACACGGGACAATCCTCAGTATTTGCTAGCAACTTTAGATACGTCAAGGTGGCTTACACCTTCACAACTACAGGCAATAATGATGTAACTAAGATCACTGCATTGAACTTAAAAGTGAGCAGTGAGATAAAAACTGAGATCGGAGAGGCTACTTATGGCAGCGAATCCGGAGGCGTAGAGGTTGCTCTGGCTACTTCGTTCAACAACATCAAGAGTGTTGTCGTTACGCCTGAGGCCAGCACCGCTTCCGTGACTGCCGTTGTCAACAGTGTTGGAGCGAATAACGACAGGTTTAATGCCAGCGTTTATGATACGGCGAGCGGTAACCGCGACAACCAAAAGTTCACCTACATCGTTCAGGGCACCTAAGGCATGGCAAACGCCAACTGGAACAACCCAACGCTGGACTCCTCCTATAGCGACTTTGTAGATGAGGTCAAAAACCGGGACGAAGACGTAGCAACCCAGTTCACCGGCACCTCTGCCACCAACATCCCAACCAATGCGATCCAGTGGGACAGCACTGCAAAACGCTGGAAGTTGTATGACGGCTCAAGCTTTGGCGAGCTGACCGATGTCTATAAGCTGACGGCCCTTGAGGTGACGGGCTCTACGGTGCCCACTAACGGCATTTATTTGCCAGCCACAAACACAGTCGGGCTTTCAAGTAATAGCGGTCTCAAGTTCCAGTTCAACAGTTCGGGTGCGTTTGGGATTGGTGGTGCGACTTATGGAACTAGCGGGCAGCTTCTGACCAGCCAGGGATCTAGCAGCGCACCAACTTGGACAGATGCACCAACTGCCGGTAAGTTTGCGTCCTATGCGATCATCTGCGATCAGAAAACGAACGGTACTGATGGCGGAACGTTTAGCAGTGGAAACGACACCGGGCTATTCGGACGCAAGCGTGATTTAAATACAGAGCTGTCTGATGAGGATGGAATTGTTTCTATTAGCAGCAATGATTTTACTTTAGCCGCTGGAAATTATCTAATTAAATGGTCTTGCCCTGCTTTTGATGTTGCACGTCATCAGTCGGCGTTGTATGACGGGACAACACTTTATTATGGAATGAATGCCTATAGCAACATCACCAACCCTAGTACGACTTATTCAACAGGTGTGGCTAGGGTTTCACCTTCCAGCTCAACCGCTTTTTCAATCCGTCATAGATCTCAGAACGGAAAAAGCACTACTGGTTTTGGCGTAGATAATAATTTTAGCGGCGCTGAAATTTACACCGTAGTTGAAATTTACAAGGAGAACTGACCATGGACATTTACATTTGTCTGGAACGGCTAGGGCTTGCAGGCAATTCCTTCATCATTTCCAATTCAGTTCCGCCGCACACGATTACATCTTGGGATGGGCCTGATCCGGAACCAACCCAAGAAGAGTTGCAAGCTGCGTGGGACGCATACCAAGCGGAAGGCGGTTACGCCAAAGAGGAAGCCCAAATGAATCGCAGAGTGGCCTACAAGGCTGAGTCAGACCCCTTGTTTTACAAATGGAAGCGCGGTGAAATTCTAAAAGCCGTTTGGACTGACAAAGTTGCTGAAATCAAAGCCCGGTATCCTTACTAATGGCTAACGCTGACTGGAGCAAACCCACTAGCTCTTCTCATTATCTGAGCTTTCAGGATGAGCTGAAGAGTCGCGACGTAGACGCTGCCACGCAATATCACACCTACAGCGGCAGCAATCAGCCGACTGGCGCTATCCGTTGGAATACAGGCTCAAAGCGTTGGAACCGATGGGATGGTTCTAGCTGGGTTGAGTTGACTGACACTTATGGCCTGACTTCTGTTTCTGTTGAAAACAACTCAGTTGCCAACGGCTTAAACACACAAAGCAGCCAGCTTGCATTGTGGACAAACAGTAACAAACGATTGCAGCTGAATAGCAGCGGAGCGTTTGGTTTTGGCACGGCAGGTTTAGGAGGTTCGAACTTCGGGACTGCTGGACAATTTTTAGCCAGCGCAGGAAGCAGCGGCGTGCCTGTTTGGACATCAGTCAGCACAGGCGGCTTAATCGAAGGTTATGGGCTTTTTTGCGATGAAAAAACAGCGCTGACCGATGGAGGTACGTTTACAAGCGGTGATTGGCGTCAAAGAGATTTAAACACAACTATTGCTAAAGTGAATTTTACTCATGATCCAAACAGCAACAGCAGGTTGCCTTTAACCAACGCAGGCGGAGTGGGCGAAGATATTACGCCTGGTGAGTTTATTATTTGTTGGCGAGCGCCTGCTTTTGATGTTGGGAGGCATCAGACTAGGGCTGTTATGAATGCACATACTCCTTATTCTGATTATGTAATAGGTTACGGGCAAAATGCTTTTTCAGCCACAACAGGTACTAGCCAAACGTGGTCCTATGGATGTGCGTATGTATCGCTTCCCATCAGTGGTAACGGGCAAGATAAACGTGTAAATTTAGAAATTCAGCACCGCTGCGCCACAAGTAAAACAACCTCGGGTTTTGGTCTTGACGCCGGTTTTTCTGGTCATGTAGAGAGATATACACATGTTGAGGTTTACAGACTTAGGAGTTAAACATGGACATCGCCATCGCTATTGATCGTCTTGGTCTTAATGCCAACACTTATCGACTGACACAATCTGTGCCCCCACATGAGCTTGTCTATTGGGAAGGCCCTGATCCGCAGCCAACACAGGAAGAGCTGCAAGCTGCGTGGGATGCCTTTGAAGCTGAAGGAGGTGTTGCCAAGGTTGAGGCCAAGGCCAACCGCGCACAAGCGTACGAAGCTGAAGCGGACGAGCTGTATATGCAGTACGAACGCGGCGAAGTAGAAAAAGCTGTTTGGACGGCTAAGGTTGCTGAGATCAAGCAGCGGTATCCGTACCCAGCATGAAACGCCCTGACCCAATGATCGCCGCTAAGCCTGGAGCGGAGGACGTACAGGCTATGGCGGCAAGAACGCTGTGGCTTGAGGAGCTGTTCTTCCTTGATGGCCGCGACCAAGTGTCACACCCCCAACATGGTCTGTTCACAGGTCTGGCTCTCAAGTATCAGAACTTGAATTCAACTGACGGCATCTGATGGCCAAGTCACTTAGCGGGCAAAATTTTGTCCCTAGCAAGCCAAAAAAGACACGTCAAGGGGATGGATCACATTCAAAACCGTCCCATGGACGGAAGAAGTATCGTGGCCAAGGAAAACGCTAATTCTCTTCCAAATGTTCAAAGTTCTCATTGCGAGTGGTGTCGCCGTTTCAGCAGCTGTGCTGGCATCTCCTGCTCAAGCCGACGGTTTCTACCTGAATCCTGAATTCAATGCTGGTTGGGCTGGCTCTGACTTTGGTGGTTCTCTCCTTGAAGGCCATGTGGGCTGGGAAAAGGGTGGCCTTTACATCCAAGGCGGTCCTGCATACGCCCAACCCGATGGCGGAGATGCTGAGCTAGGTTTCTCCGGCAAGATGGGAATTGGAGCCCCTGTGTCTGAGTCCTTCGATATTTACGGCGAAGTTTCTGCCGCTAAATTCGATGATGTGGATGCCAACTACGGCCTCAAGCTGGGTGGCAAATACAAGTTCTGAGCTATAACTCAGAAGTCTCCTCACACAGACAGCAAGGAGCCCCCTTACTGGGAAGAGTATGGGGGCTTTTTGTTGCCTAACCAACCATGCAAAAAGTCATCAACACGTTGGCAGCCTGTACGTTTGTACTGGCACTGGCCAATACAGCTGTGATTGTGTTTGCTGTGACTCGTGGCCCTTCAATGGCCAAAAAGTACGTCAACGATTTGAAGCTGGAACTGACGAAGACGATTCTTGATCAGGTGCCCGTCCCAGAAATGCCTGAGATGCCAAAGCTGCCAACGGAGACAGGCCCTGCAATCACGTCACCATTTTAGTGTTGGCGGTTGGATCGTCATCATGAGCTTCAGGTCCGAAGCCTTCAG